GATTTCGGAGATACCAATTTAATTACTGAAAACAAAAAAGACATACTGAATTGGATAGAGGCAGACCTTGACAATATTGATGAAAACGGGCTGCAATATGAAATTACGACTAAACTAATGACCAGAGCCGAAATAGATGCTCTGCCGGAGTNNCGAACAGGGCTTTGTGTCTGTTGCGGAAATAGAATTACCGCAGTTCAAACCACAGATGCAGCCCAATAGTAGCAAACAGTTGAAATTAAGAACGTCAAGCCGCAATAGCACAAAACCCCTTGTTAGTGGCAGGTGTTTTTCGGTCAGTCAAAATATTAACTTAAAAAATAATAGCAATGTCAAAAAATAAAATAGAACACACTACAATTAGAAACGAAAAATTGTTTTGTCTAAACTGTGGTGGTCAGCATCCACTTACAATGCCAATTTCAATAAAGGAAATGACTAATAAAATTGATGCCTTTAATGTGCTTCACAAAGATTGTCAAAAAACTTGGACTGAACCTATTGCAGATATTAACGGCAAAACTCTTGAAGAAAATAAAAATTGGTGGTTGCTGCACGGTGAACACGGTATTAGTTCTAAAAATATGTTTGCTGTTTTAAGTGGTGGTTATAAAAAGTCAGACGGTAAATTAATGACACCTTCCGACCCTGATGACTTTAAAAGATGTTCAAAACTTTTACAAGCCGTTCCGCAATGGAAAAGCGAATTACATAAATTAAAACCAATTTCAGAAACTTGGTCAAACCTTGTAGAGAATTGGGATAAATTAGAAACTATGTTAAATGAGGCAATAGAACTATGGTCAAAAGGTAAAGGTGCAAAAGAGATGTACGATTTTATGAAAACTCTCGGATGTTAGGGAGTGTCGGTACACTTGCCACTAACGTAAGCCTAAACGAACATTACTTATAAACCAATCATTTATGACAAGGTATCAGGAACTTATTCAAAAATTCAGGTTAGAGCTGGCATGTAAAAAGTATGCTCAATCCACCATTGACACCTATACCAGTTGCCTGGCCGTATTCCTCCGGGCTATGGCTGGTAAGCCCAAGCCACTGCCATTTGATGAAGTAAAGAAGTTCCTGGCATCTATCAATAATTCAAACTATCACAAACAATTTACCGCCACTATTCGCCACTTTTATACAGATGTGCTGAAACAGCATTTTGATTTTTCCGACATACCCTATCCACGCAAAACCGACTATTTGCCAGAGATTCTATCCGTGCAGGAAGTACACAGCCTGGTAAGCAGCTACCAAAACATAAAGCACCGGGCTATTATTCAACTAATGTACAGTTGCGGCCTCCGCATCGGAGAAGTGGCAAATATCCTGTTATCACATTTAAGCAAAGACCGATTGGTACTTCGGGTAAAAGGTGCCAAAGGCTTTAAAGACAGAGATGTACCCGTTCCCCCGGCCACCATGCAGTTGATCATAAGCTATTACCAGGCAGAAGCCGATAAGCCCCGCAAATGGCTGTTTGAAGGATGGGGCCATCAGCAGTACAGTGTAAGAAGCATACAGCAATTATTTAAGCAGGGCTGCCGGCGCATCGGTATAAAACGCAGAGTAACACCTCACAGCCTTCGCCACTCCAGGGCTACCCATTTACACGATGCAGGGGTAGATATTAAGGACTTACAGGATTTCTTAGGGCATAATTACATTAAAACCACTGCCGATTATTACCTCAAACTATCAAAGAATACTTTATGCAACAGAATATACACTGCGGATAATATACTGGCATCTTCTCCACTTTTTATGTTAAAAGCGTAAATTAGGATATGAAAAAAGCAATCGCATACATCCGCATCAGCACAAAAGATCAAAGCAATTTTTCTTTAACCGGGCAGGAGCAGTATATCCGTGACTTTGCCACAAAACAAGGATACCAGGTAATTGAAGTATTTAAAGATGATGGCCAAAGTGCTAAAAACTTTGACCGCCCCGACTGGAAATTGCTGCAAAAATTCTGTAAAGAAAACTACCACCAGGTAGATGCGCTGATAGTGGCCAAGTATGACAGGTTTTCCCGCAATCTCAAAGAAGCTCTCAATATGATAGAAACATTGGAGGGCACTTATAATATCCGCATACTTTCAGCACTGGAGCCTATCCTGCTCAATCCGCACTCACCTTACTTTTTTCAGTTTCGTACCCAAATGCTGATGGGCGCCCAGGTAGAATGGTTGATCATAAAAGACCGCACAAAAGCCGGTATTAATACAGCTTTAAAATCCGGCCGCTTCATCAATGCAGCGCCTTACGGGTACATCAATAAAAGAGATGAAAACAATAAACCTATCATAGTGCCAGACGAAGCGAAGGCAGACATTGTGCGCCAAATGTACCAGATGTTTTTACAGGGGGCATCGCTAAAAGAAATACACCTTCAGGCAAGAAGAATGGGGTATAAAAACAGGAGCCACTCTGCTGTAAAATGGACACTGCAATCGCCTACCTATGCAGGGCTTATAAAAGTGCGGGCATATAACGATGAGCCAGAATACCTTATTAAAGGCATCCATCAGGCCATAGTTTCAGAAGCAGACTGGCATGCAGTGCAACAGATATTCAAAAATAAAAATAACATAACCCGTACCGTTATGAATGAAGAAGTTCCGCTTCGCCAGGTACTTAAATGCGCAGCAGGTTCACCGATGACCGCTGGCAACAGCAAGGGTAAGAAAAAATACTTCTGGTATTACAAATGCAAATGCCATCCCCGTATCAACCTGTCTGCCATCCGGCTGCACAACCAGTTAGATGAATTACTAAAGGCATTATCCCTTCCGCAGCACTACATATTATACCTTCAGGAATCATTACATAAAAAAATTGCTGAGCAAAAGGAGAAAGCCCAGGATCTGTTAATTGCTAAAAAAAGAGAACTGCAGGGCATTCAGCAAAAACTGGATAGCGTAGAAGAGAAGTACATTACCGGTGATATTGATAAAGAAGCATACAAAAAGTGGCGGCAAAGATATCAGCAGGATATAGCCATTTGCCAGCAATACATTACCGAAGCCAGCCAGCCTATAGAGAAGTTGATGGAGCTAATAAACAATGCCCTCCCAAAGTTGGCCCATCTCGACTATCATTACCAGCAGGCCGATTTGCATAAAAAGCAGGCAATTTTACGGCTGGTGTTCAACTCCCAGCTATACTACCATGATGGATGCTATAGAACACCCTGGATATTACCCGGCTTTTCCCTGAAAGCCGCCACCCTAAAGGAAAAGAGGCTGCTCATAATAGAACAACCTCTTCAAAAAACAGAAAAAATACAGGAATGTGCCCCCACCCATCCCTCAATTGAACACCTCACTCAACTTCTAAAACTAATCGCATGAAAATCATTACCTGGGATACCAATTTTAATGGCAAGCTATCCTGCCAGCGTTTTGTACATATTGACCTGCCGCCGGCCAGGATGCCCACTATTGAGGATCTTCAAAAAACAACTATTACCATACAGGTAGCCGACCATTCGCATCAGCCGGTGCAGGCAGAAATAGAAGCCATCATACCCTTCCGGCTGGCAGAGATCAGCAATATCCACACATGGCCCAGCCATGGAATGAATACGGCCGACTTTATACACTGGCTACACCAAAAAAAACAAGCAGGGAAAGACACCCAACTGGCCGTTTATTATTATCGCAAAACGTTAATTAACAATTAAAAATAAAGGCTATTTGTAATTTTAATTTAATAAACTATGAAATCATTTACTTTCCGGCTGCCTGTAAAAAAGTACATCCAGAAGTATCTCACTACCCTCCACGGCCCGGCCATACCCGCCGTGATGGACACCGACATCGGGTTTGTGGTTTTAAACACACTCTCTTCCCGGTTGGAAGGCAAAGTATGCAGGGGTTACAATAACCAGTTTAAAAATCCCTGGCAATCTTCCATCACCTTTACAGTACCCTTCCATTATTTTTACCTAACAAAAAAAGAGCTGAGCATTTACACCTGCATACTGCTAAACCGGTATTTTGAAAACAAATTTGAGCAGGAGCTTAGCACCTTTGTCGAAAAAAAATTACTGCAGGGCCTTAAAATAAAGGCCGCCATTGAATCATTCGCCTCTTTTTATAACATTGAAATAGATACCGACATCAGCGCAGACGCACTTATAAAAATGGAATACCGCTACCGCAAAAAAAACGAGGAATTAATTCTTCGCAGATTGTCCTGCCCTAAAAATCTATTTTCTAACACCGCTGCTTAGCCGCTTTTCTTGTCCTTTTTATCCCTGTATATAGTTAGCAAATTTGGGTATGTATCACAACGTACATTACCCCGTTGCGGCACTGGCCGAAGGCAATGTTAAATCGCCAGGGCTTTGCAGCATAAAAATATTCCGCAGGGAAGATGTACTCTCCTGGCCTGCCTTTGATCCCGAAAACGGTGTACTGGCATCAGCCATCACCCTTAAACCGGGCAAGCTTATTTACCTGCTCGAAAGTATAGACCCTTCCCGTTCTTTCTCCGAAAACCAGAAAAGCAACGGCGGCGGCTACTATTTTGAGCAAACCATAAAAGCTTCCTTACGGGGAAGCACAGCCGCACACCACCTCACCCTGGGCACTCTATTCCACCACGAATGGGGTATGATCGTAAAAGACAAAAACGGGGTTACCCGGCTCATCGGCAACCAGGATACGGCCGCCGATATCATTACCGACTATACCACCGGGCAGGGCGCCGATAGCCGAAAAACAGAGCTAACCTTTAAATGGCAGCACCCGCAGCCCGCCCCTGTGTACACGGCCACCGCCTTTGATATTGTAATTGGCGGCGAAATACTGACCGCCGGCTGCATACAACTCGTAGCTCAGTTTGAAGCAGGCGCTGCCGGATCGCCCATGAATGCCGGCGATACCATTTTTATTGATAACGACCTTATCGGCAAACGGGTACTGGTAGTAGTAGATGGCATGAGCCTGCCTGTAGATGATGGCAGCGGGGATATTGACTGGACGGGCAGCATCGATCGCCGGGTAGAAAAAGCCACCGCATCCAATACCATCACATTTGTAGGCCCCGTAGCCGATGAAGAAAAAATATATATCTATGCGATTACTTAAAATCATCCTTACCCTCTTTATTGTCATACTCAGCTTGTCGAAGCATGCGCAAAGCCAGTACGTACAGCCCATGCGGTATGATCACTACTCCTTTTCCAAACAGGTAAACATAGGAGTGGGTCCGGTACGTACCACCAATGCATCAGCTTACCTCGAAGTAGGTCCCACCAGCGGTGCCAACAAAGGATTCCTGCCGCCACGGCTTACCACTACACAACGCAACAGCATCAGCTCTCCTGCAGCCGGATTATTTATTTACAACAGCACCACCGGCAGGTATAATTTTTACAACGGCATAGCCTGGGCAGACATCAGCGCCAGCTCCGGAGTAGATAGCCTGTGGCGAACACCAGGTGTAGATTCATTTTACTTCTTAAAAAACGGTACCACATATGCGTTAAAAGATAGCCTGGGCACAACTGATACCACCTCACTTTCCAACCGCATCAATCAAAAACTAAATATCAGCGATACAGCTGCGATGCTGAGTAACTATATCCGAAGGCAGGAGCTGAGAGATACAGCAGCTGCAATAAGGGCTGATATGGGTACTGGCGGCACGGGTGATTTGCAAACCGTAACCACCAACGGCTATACAACTACCAATCCTATCCAACTCGGAAGCGTTAACCCGCTGCTATCTTTAAAACAGGCCACCAGTAATGAGGAATGGAAAATAAGAGTAGGTGTTGGTACTGGCATCGCTTCGCAGGTTTTCAACATATACAACGAAACATCAGGGAAGCACTTAATTACCGGTAACCCCAACAGGGTTATTATAGGTAATCCTACTGATGCTTTTGAACCTTCGGCTCTTTATATAAAAAGCTATAATGCCAACGGTACACACTTAGACGTACAGCCTGATTCAACCGTATTTGATGAAGGCAACATTGAGATAATGGCAAGCGATTACACTGATGGCAAAGGAATAGCCATGCGGCAATGGGGAAATGTAGGTGTAGCGGCAACGGCTATGGGTTATCATAAAAAGAATATGGCTTTGCTTGATTTTACTGAAAACTTCAATATCATCAGAACCAACTTAAACAGGTCACTGCGATTTGGCACAAATAATATTGAAAGAATGGTGCTTGACAGCAATGGCCGCTTAGGTATAGGTACATTATCACCAGCAGCATGGCTTGAAGTGCTGGATGCAAGCGGAGCTATCGCCACTGGTATATTCAATGCTCATGAAGACAGAGATGGAGAAATAGTGAACATACAGCAGGCGGGTGCAAAGAAGTTTTCATTCAATAGTTCTGGAGCTATTGACATTATAGAATCATCTGCACCTTCTACACCTGCCAGTGGTTATGTTTCGGTTTACGCTAATTCATCTAACAGCCAGTTATACCTGAAAAATGATGCAGGCATAGAAAAGCAGTTAATTACACAGGTAATGCCATTGTTCGGCGCAGGCAGCGGTGCAGATGCAGACACAACAGCCTTCACCACATCAGCATTATACGGCTCATTCTATAACGATGCTGATACTATTGTGGTTACTTCCATGCGGGGGGTATTGCAGGGAACTTCTCCAAGTGTTACTTATCAAGTTTGGTATAATGATAGTTTGAATGTGGAGGCAGGCGGTACTAAGCTGGTAACGGCTGGTAATGCCTTGACAAATACCACAACCGGAACCAACGTAACAAGTTTTGATGTTACCAAAATCCCTCCCGGTAATTGGGTATGGGTAAAGACGGGAACGGTGGCCACTAAGCCAAAATATTTTTCATTGACTTTAAACGGTTATCGTAAATGAGGTTACTGATAGCGATATTACTATTCATCTCTATTCAATCACAGTCGCAGATTGTAAGGGCGCATCCGTTTTACCGGCCACCGGTAAGCGGCTGCTCTTACCTACTTGACCAATATAGCGGGGCGGCTGCTGCTTATTCACTCAGGCAATTACGTTGCGCTTATACCGGCCCATTAATACGAGTGAGGAGAAGCAGCGATAATACAGAATCCGATATTTACCCAACAGCTAACGGTGATTTAGATACATCTGCTCTCAAGACATTTGTTGGCACAGGCGGCAGTGATGATGGATTCGTGATTACATGGTATGACCAAAGCGGAAATGCGAGAAATGTAAGCCAATCAACGGCGGCTAATCAGCCGCAAATTGTAATGAGTGGAGTAATAAATAGAAATTTGGGTAAACCTGCAATTTTTGGAGATGGTTCAAATGATGTATTGAAAGTAAACTTGTCAATAAACGAAAATCTGATTTATTGTTTTTCCGTTGCTACAAGGGAAAGCGGAGGCAGGGCGGATGGAAGGTTTTTGTCGTTTGGTACAGATGGGGCGCATGATTGGGCAAGTACATCAGCTTGGGCAGCTATTACAGTCGATTCAATAAGAGCATACACATATAGAAATTATGCTATGATTGCCAACGTATCAACTACTTTAGGAACTTCATATTTGTATTACTCGTATTTAAACGGAAGTAACGGCGGGATTGCTATTAATAATAACAGCCCCGCAACAGGTACTACATCTTCTACTTCTTTGAACACAGCGCAGTTAGCTGTGTTTGCACCCGTTTGGTGGTATACGGCGGGTGAATTTAAGGGCGATATACAAGAGGTCATCATATACAGGTCTGACATTTCAGCTAATAGAAGTGGAATAAATTCTAATATCAATACTTACTATTCTGTTTACTAATGAAAGCAATTTTATCCATACTACTTATAATCAGCCTGCAAGTATCAGCGCAGCATTACTTCGTTATTCCTACGATGAATAATCCAGAAGCAAAGGCGCAAATGGTAAGTAAGAGATTCTATCAACTAAGCAGACCAACACAGGGCAGCGATGTAACAGAGTTTTTATTTGGCTGGATGAAACACCCGGTAAATGATTCGGTTGCTATTGAAATTGATAGCACTTTCCGTTTACCAAAAAAAACACTGACAGCTACACATATTACAAACTGGATAAACGAGGCATATCCAACGCTGACCACCACGCAGCGCAATACCCTGACAAACTATATCAATCAAAATACGATACTAAGGATAAGCAGACTGATAATTAATGCCCGCTTCAAACTATGGACAAAGGCAGAAATGCAGGCAAGGGGCTGGTTTACTTATCCGGGATTATAAAAACAACGAACCGATGACCACAGAAAAAGTAAATAACACATTGAAAGGAGCAGCAACGATATGGCAGCTACTGTTCAGCCTCGGCAGCACCATTGTAGTGGTAACCGTATTCGTCCTATCCATCCGAGGTGATGTGAATGCGGCAAAGAAGGACATTGAACGGCACGAAAAACTAATTGAGAAAATGAGCAATGATATTAAAGAAGGGCAGCGGGAAATTCTTGATGCTATCAATGAAGTGAAGCTGCAACTGAAGGACAAGCAAGACCGAAAATAAAAACTACCTATATGGACTATAACAATCTTATTCTATTCGCATTGGGTGTGTTTGGCATACTCATTCACAACCTGGTTAAAGTAAACCAGATTAACCGTAAAGAAGGCGGCAACTTCAAGTTTGCCCCGTTCATCCGGCTGGAATGGCCGAGTATATCACTCTCCCTTTGTGTCGTAACTGTTGTATTGATTGCAAAGCATGAAGTGAAGCAATTAGAGCAAGTGAAAGCATGGTTAGGATTATTCTTTGTATTCACCGGTTACGCTGCCCAAAGCCTTGTGTATGCTGTATTGGGAAAAGCGGAAAAGAAACTGAAAGAAGGTAATGACTAAGCATAAACTCATAATGCTATCACTCTTCGCACTGCTGCTTACGCTGCTGGGTGTGGTGATACTGTTTTTCTCAATCAAATGATAACCAAAGAAAACATAAAGCTCATTATTCAGGCAGCCATTGGAGTGCTGCTGCTGATTATGCTGATTCGCAAGGATAAGCCGCTGCCGGATAACCGGGAAGCGATAAAGGCATACGATGTGGCTCTGCAATCCAAGCAACAGTTCATAGAATATCTGAAAGAAGATAATGTGTGGATGGATAATCACATTAAAGAACTGAGGCGGCAGGATTCGGTACTGCTTACCAGGATAGCCGCTAATCAACCAAAATACACAGCCAATGAAAAAAAGTATAGCGATATACCTGCTGCTGTCAATAATCTTGATAAGCATCAGCTTAGACGGGAATTCGCAAACTACTGACACGGTTTGCCTGCCGGTGGCCGATGCAAAAAAGGTGCTGGCTGATGCCAAACAAAAGCCGGTGCTGCTGGAGAGAGTGCAGTTGCTTACGGATGATATCCGGTTGCTTAATCAGCGGATAGCGGTAAAGGATAGTCTGATCAGTACCTATGTGGCAAAGGATGGCAACAGCCAGGCAATCATAAAGGCACTGGAAGATCAGAAAGCCACCATGCAGGAGCAACGTAAGTTATTTGAGGATCAGTTGGCGGGGTATGAAAAATTGCTTAGGCGGGAGAAGCGAAAACGATTTTGGACGGCTGTTGGCGGTACGGTTACCACCGGTGCGGCTCTTTATTTATTCATCACAAAATAAACGATATGAAACCAATCTATTATGTATTAGCGGTATTTGTAGTAGTCAGCCTTGTGTTCTTCGCTGTACGGGCAGGAATAAAATCGGACAACAATTTTGAAGTAACACATTTTGCGGAAGTGAAACCGGAACCTGGTGCAGATGGCCGGGCGGCTGTTGGATCTACTGAAGTGTACCAGGTGCGGATAAGTCCTGCACTTGCATGGAATAAAGCAGATGGCGGTGCCAATATTTGGATCATCATAGGCTTTATCGTACTGGCTTTAACGGCAGTTTACATAGGACTTTCGGCAGCAGATGTGTTGCCATCCAAACCTAATATCCATTATGCGTTTGTTGGCCTTGCTATTACACTGGCCTGCTGGCTGGCCGCTTATTCAAGCCGTTTTGTCAGCAATTATGTGGAGCTGAGTAAGGCACAATATGAACAGGTAAAAGACAACCCGGAGGCATTGGAGAAGTTGTTTGATAAACCGTTGCTGAAATGATATACGCAGCCGTTATATCATTTTTTGCCATCCTTGCCTGGGATGTGATTACTGATTACCGGAAGTGGCTAAAACACCGTGGAGTAAAACACACAGACGAAGCATGGCTGCGGGTGCTGCTGATGATAGCCCCCACTATCTTCTTCTGTATTGCCCACAAACCACATTTTGATATTTGGGTACTTGTCAATGTAGCCCTGATGCAGTTCTTTACCTTCTGGCTACTTTTCGATGGGTTTTACAATAAAATACGGGGCTTCGATTGGTGGTTTGCCGGTAGTGATGATGAGGATGATGCGTGGTTAGATAATATCATTCAGGCATGGCCGTGGATGGCCCGTATCATCAAAATAGCTGGGGTAATACTATTTATCACTATTTACATTATTACTTATGCGGGAAGAAACTAATATACCCAAGTGGCTGGGGGCCTCAGCCGCAGCCGTGGCAAAGAAAGTGCTGGAGGATAAGACAGACCTGCCCGGCAGCATAGAGCTGATCACCGCAGAGCAGCTTGACCAGTGTACTACCCGCCTGGGTGAGCAGCGGTGCATCATTATGACCGGGCTGCTCAATAAGCTATGCCCGCAGTACGGGATAACGACAAAAGATGTACTGCATGAGTTTCTGGCCAACGTACTGCAGGAGAGTGGTGAGTTTGAGCATAAGACAGAGAATATGTATTACCGGGCAGAAACCATTGTACGTACATGGCCCAGCCGGTTCAAGAATGTAGCGGCAGCGGCTCCTTACGCTAAAAACTCAAAAGCCCTGGCCAATTATGTTTACGGAGGACGCATGGGTAACAAACCGGGAACAGATGACGGATGGAATTTCCGTGGTGGCGGTTTCATAGGTTTAACCGGCAGGTATGTGTACAATGAATTTCGGATATACAAGCACTTTGATACGGTAGAGTACACGGCAGATTACGTCCGCAGCAGCGATTACGGTGCACTGGATTCTGCCCTGTGGTTTTTCTGTGTATTAAAAGACCTGATGGATGAAGCGGAAAAAGATGATTTTATCGGTATTGTGAAAGAGATCAACGGCGGCACCATCGGCCTGAAAGACCGGCAGTTTTATTATAACCTGGTAACTAAGTATGTGGTATGACACCGGAGCAAAAACAATTTGAAATAAAAAGATTAGCGGCTATTATTGACCGTTACCTGGTATTCTTCCATGTAATAAGGTTTAAGGGTAAGTAGGTTTTTTCGTAACAGGTACTCGTTTTGGTTGCGGCCCCGGTTTCTACCGGGGCTTTCTTGTTTTTGCATTTCCGTTGTTTTTCTTGTCCTTTTTATACTACTGCTATCAAAATAAGTTTGTATCAGCAAGAAAAAAAATGAATGAGCTTCAGAACACTTTCAGCAATATTAAGAGGCAGGTGGCTGCTCGATAAGCAGTGGGCTGAATCTCAGTTACCCTTAGTTCTTTCTTTATTGCAAGGTCAGTCTGCCGCAATAGACAGAAACGGAGAAAGCGAAATGGAATATCCTTTTGCTGTTGACCCCGGTACTATGCAGCGGTATGAAATGTATGTGCGCACACCCTATGGTGTAAAGGCCAACCCGAATATACCAGAAGGATCGGTAGCGGTAATACCCGTTAGCGGACCTATTCTAAAGTATAACGGATCCTGCGGTGAGCCGGGAAGCATACAGCGTATCGGCTGGATGATGGATGCGGAAAGAAGAATGAATATAGCCGCAGCCGTGCTGATGGTAGATTCTCCGGGCGGCCAGGTAGATGGTACGCAGTCTTTTGCTAACGCTGTAAAATCATTCAGCAAGCCGGTTCTCGGTTATGTGGATGATGGCATGGCAGCTTCAGCAGCCATGTGGCTGTTAAGCGCAACAGACGAAGCCTATACCAGCCTGGAAAGTGATATGGTAGGCAGTATCGGTGTTTACACCACTATTGTAGACTACAAAGGCTGGTTTGAAAAAGAGGGCTATAAAGTGCATGAAGTATATGCACCGCAAAGCACCGATAAAAACCGGGACTACCGGGATGCTATAACCGGTAATTATGATGCAGTGCTGGCCGATCTGAAAGTAACAGCAGACAATTTTATCAATGCTGTAAAAATAAACCGGGGCGAAAAAGCCGCAGCGAATGAAGCAGCATGGAGTACAGGTAAAATGTTTTACGCACCGGAAGCCAAAAAACTGGGATTAATTGACGGAGTAAAAAGTTTTGAGCAGGTAATAAGCAAAGCAGCCTGGCTCGCAAAACGTAAAAAATAAAACATGGAATTTAATCACATTATCGCATTAGTACCGGAAGGAGAGTATTTTGATGCTTCCGCAGTGAATGAAGGTGTGTGGGTAAGCACTGCCCATCTTAATAATATTGAAGCATCACTGGCCAATGCCGGTACACTGGTACAGCAGGCCAATGACCAGGTAACAGCTACACTGGCCCTGTTAGATGATGCTGCACTGGCCAGCCAGCAGCAGGCCGATGTAATTGCCGCTAAAGATGAAACCATCGCAAGCCTTACCGCCGAAATAGCAACAATGAAGCAGCAACCGGCTGCACCTATTACGCAAACGGTAAAGGAAAAAGACGAGAAAGACATAAAAGTGGTAGAAGAAAGTGAGATCACTAAAGAGGCCCGCCGCCTTCGTGAAATGAGAAAAAGAAAGTAAACAACTATTTATAAAAACAAACACTAATAAGAACATGAAAAAGTTATTTTCCCTCATTCTTTTGGTTGGCCTGGCATTTTATGCCGGCGCACAGCAAACATTGACGCAAACTGATCCTGCCGGCGCATCTGCTACGGTAAATACCAACGCAGATACCAGCTACCATACGGTAGACCTGGCTGGCCAAACCCGCAACTATGAGTGGCTGAATTTTGCCGTGAAAGGAACTAAAACATCTGGCACGGTAGCCGGTACAGTTACCCTGTGGGGCAGTATGGATAACAGCAGGTGGTATGCTGTTTACGGATCCAGCACCTCAGCATTATCCGATACAGTAACCACACAAAACCTTAGTGATGCCAGTGTAGATCTCGGATTTTTTGTCCGTAACACCCATTTCAGGTATTACAGGGTAAGAGTAATTACCACCGGCACACAGGTATCCAGTTACACCTGCTATTTGCTCGGAAGAAAAGTGCCCAACTAATTCAAAAAATAAATCCTAACTATTTAAACAATACACATGGGAACTTACGATTTAACGGCTCTCTCCAATGCTTTTGTAGGCGGAGCTGAAGCTTTTGGTAAAGAAGTGCTGGACTGGGATATCCGGGACCTCGGCATCCAGGTACGCACCAATGTAAATACTCCGCAGGCAATGGCCAAGCTGGAGATGGATGGTACCCCCCGCCCGTATGCGAAAGCAGACAACTTTACCGGCGGTACATGGACCGACAGGGTTTTAACAGCTTACCAGTCAAAACTGGATTTGGAGCTGGATCCTGAAGATTTCCGGAATGAATACCTGGCCGAACTGCCAGAAGCTCCTTTTGAGCAGTTTGCCGTAGACCAGGCAGCTAAGCAGTTCCTGGATTCTATTTACACCGACACCCTGTGGCTCGGTGTAAGAGATGGTAACGGAACTGATGCTGTAGATATCTGCGATGGATGGGGTACGATTATCGCTGCTGAAATCACAGCCACAAACCTTACACCCATTTCTACCAATGCCATTACCGCATCTAATGCAGTAACGGAGATTGAGAAAGTAACCAACGGCACATCTGCCAAGATGAAGCAAAAGGGTGGCATTGTGTATGTGTCTTATACCGTATTCCAATACTACCGCACTCATTACCGTGCTACGTATGGCTTCTCCTTTAATCCTAACCAGGAAGGAAGCTATATGATTGACGGTACTAAGTTTAAAATGGTGCCTTGTGCATTTATGGGTACCAGCGGCCGAGTAGTAGTAACCTACCCTGGTAACCTGGTGTTTGGTACTGATCTCGGAAGAATCAGTATGCACCCCACACCGCATCTTAACCTGTTGCAAACAAGGTTGCTGATGCCGGCCGGTTGCCAGATCCGTGACCTGGATGTATTGTATGTAAACGACCAAGCATAAACGAAGTGAAGGGCTGGTGGGAACAGCGATCATTCTTTTCATCACCAGTCCTTCCTTATAAAATAATTTCTAATGGCAAAAAAGAAAGCACAACCAGAAGCAGGAGCAGATGCGCCGGTAAACCAGTTTGAGCTGGATGGCAAAAAGTACAATGTAGTACATGGCATCAACATACACCTGGCATCTGGTATTACTAAGCTAAGCCCCGCAGATATCTGTGTAAATGAAGAAGCACAGAAACTGCTGGTAGCAGGTGGTTCATCTGCTATTCAGGAAGTAATTGATTTGTAACAAAGAAAAACTAATACCATGCCCGCAAATTTTGCAGCAATTGTAACAAACACCAATACCAAAGCCATCCGTGGGGGCTACAAAGACTATTTGTGGTTTTGCCCGCTGGATGACTTTGCTACTATAGCCACCCCCTTAGCCGTGCCGCTGGCATTGGGTGATGAGGTTACTATCAACGGAGATCACACTTTTACCGGTACTGATGGCTGGTTTAAGTGGGAACTAAAACAAAAAAGCCCCACCATTAAGGGCACACCAGTAGGTGATCCTGGTGCCAAGCTGATGGAATACACCTTTGAGTGTGTAATCCTGGGCGATGAAGCCACCACACAGGCGCAGTTGGAAAGGCTGCTCAACTCTAAAGGCATTGTGCTGCTGAAAGATGCTAACTGCACTGCCGATGATGTGTATGCGCAGTTGGGCGATGAGTGTGACACTCCGGAGTTCACCGTTGAGTTTGACGGTAAAACCACCGCCGAAGGCCTCAAGGAATACAAAGTAATGGGTAAAGTAGTAGCTGCTAAATACCGCTACGAGGGTACCGTAACTGAATCAACCGCATAAGTATGGCAGTAGTATTTAAAAACACAGAAGTAGAGGCGAAGTATGAAAGCCTTCATGTAGCAGACCCTGTGGTGCATGTACCGGGAGGTAAGAATAAAGACGGATGGAAGGGCAACCTTTCTGACATCACACTGCAGGCTGCTGATAAACTATTTGCAAGGCCCGGCCAAAACCTGCTTAAACTAAAGGAAGCCCCGAAAGCTAAAGCAGAAAAAGCCAGTGCCAACGGCAGAAGCGAAATGAAGGAAGCGTAAATTCTTCACCTTATGAATAAAAAAAAGTCCCGCCCGGATCATCGGGACGGGACTTTTTGATTATAAATTATGGCAATCGATTTTGATAAACAAAATGAACGGGTAGCATCCTGGGCGCAGCAAACAGAAAAAAGCCTGAAGGGTAGCAGCAATGCGCTGGGCATTACACACCGCAGCAATTCTCCATCGCCATCATCCAGCACCGATAAAATAAAACACCGACTAAAGCAACGAGGAGGCATAACCGAAGTGGTAAGTTTTAAATTTCCCCGCACCCTTATCTGGACACACAAAGGGGCCGGTAAGGGCCGGGGCGGAAATAAAGGATCTGTATGGTATGATGCACTGGGTATAAAGCATACTACCAACCCTGAAAGCTTTGGTAAAATGGGCACCGGTGGCCGAAGGGCAAAACCGTGGTTTAATAATGTAATAGAATCAGCATCCGGGGTGGATGAACTGGCTACCATAGTGGCCGAAGAAAGCGGCGATGCTATTGTAAACAACCTTTTAATAAAATGAGATGGCTAATAATGCAGTAGTAAACCGGCAGGTAAACGTATATATCAACAGCGGAGAGGCAGCAAAAGCCTATGATAAGCTCATTGCTAAAGAAAAAATATTAAATGCCGAGCTGGTAAAAACTACCGATCCTAAGCGGATGAAAGTACTGCAGCAGGAGATAGATAAGCTGCGGGAACCTATCGAGAGAGCTGCCAAAAAAGTGAAGGGAGAACTGGCCCCCAGCATAAGAGAACTGGAGCTGGCCACCCGTAAATTTTTAAATGAGTTCAAAAAAACCGGTGACCCGGAAACGCTGCGCAAATTCCAGGCATTTAAAGCAGAACTGGATAAGGCCAAAGTGCAGTTGAATGGTATGAGTGAGGCTAACGCCAAGCTCACAAAAGGCGGCATATTCTCCGCTGCATTTTGGGCTAACCTGGCCAGTAATGGCATTATGAAAGTAACCAGCCTGCTCGGTGATTTCTTTGGCGGGGCTATACAGGAGGCGCTGGATGCGGATGCTGCTACCCGCCGCCTGCAAAGCACTTTGGATAACCTGGGCCGTGGCGATGTGTTTGACCGCATCAGCCGCAAGGCAGATGAAATGGCTGATAAATTCCGCTACCTGGATAATGATGATGTGGTGGCTGTATTTAATAAGCTGATAGACTATGGCAAACTAACCGAAGCAGAGATGAATAACCTGCTGCCGGTGATCATTGATTTTGCTGCCAAAAGCCGCATCAGCCTGGAAGAAAGTACCAGCGTAATTATAAAAGCTTTGGAAGGCAATGCCAAAGCCCTGAAAGAATACGGCATCAATATAAAAGATGCGGGGGATGAAACAGACAGGCTGAATATCATTATGACCACTTTAAAAGATAAAGTGGATGGCGCAGGAGAAGCATTTCAGAACAGCGCTGCCGGTGGCATTGCTACGGCACGGCAGGAATTTGCAAATCTGAAAGAAGAAATTGGCAACGGGCTTCTGCCGGTGCTAAACAAATTTCTATCATTTACCAGCAAAATGATAACCGGCCTCGGTTACCTGAAAGATAAAATTGTAGATGTAGGCGAAGATTTTGTGGCTTATTTTAAAGGAGGCATTGGTGGAGTTACGGCTAACCGTGCTGCCCGTGAAGTAGAAAGAAGAAACAGAACAGAAGCCGGTGGTGCCCAGTTAGCTGCTGATACCAATACGGCGGCACAAATACAGGCTATTATTGATGCACAATACAAAAGATCAGCCACATTGGTATCTCTTTTTAGCCGGGGCGAATTAACAGAGGAAACTTTTAAACGGGAAAAAGCCCGGGTAGATGAACTGATAAGGGTGTACGGAATGGCGCTTGACATACGTACAAAAGCCGAAGATTCGGAAAACAATATTTTGGGTACCGGATCAACCGGCGGCGCTGATGGATCTTCCTCTAAAAAAGTTAGTGCTGAAAAAAAGGTGGACCTGCTGCGCATAGCCTATGAAAGGTTGTGGGAGATACAGAAGAAAGCCCTTACTGCTGTACAGGCATGGGGGGCAGAGCAGGATAAAAAGCTTAACCAGATGATGAAGGCCGTAAGCCTGGATGCCAACGCTGTAGATACGGATGCGCTGGACCAGCGGGTAAACAACCGAAGATTGGCCGGGCTTGAATTTAATGTATTAACCACCCGTGGCAAGGCCCGGCTGAATGCAGAGCTTGAATTACTAAATGAGCAGGAAAGGCAGGAGCTAAAATCTAAGCAATGGACTGAAGATGAAAAACTGCTGATTGAGGAAAAATACCGGCAGCGGAGGAAAGAAGCGGAGAGTAGTTTTGTAATGGGCCTGCTCCAGAATTTCAAAGATTATGCAGCGCAGGTATTTAGTATTGTAAGCATTTTTGATCAGGTAGCTACACAGCGGGAAAATGCTGAGCTGGCAAGGGACAGGGCAGTAAATGAAAGGAAGCAGCGAAACCTTGAAAGCCGGCTTCGGAAAGGGCTGATCAGTCAGCAGCAATATGAGAGGGAATTAAATAAGATTGAGTTAGCTAAAGAGAAAAAGGAAAAAGAGTTTGCATTGAAGCAATTTAAAAGGCAGAAGGCTGTAAATATTGCCACAGCCGCCTTTGATGCAGTTATGGGTGTGCTTCAGGTTGTAAAAACAGTACCTAAAGTAATACCAGGTACAATCATCCCTAACCCCCAATTTCCGCCTGCTTTAGCATTTGCGATTGCCAGTGGTGCTGCGGCAGTAGGCGCAGCTATTGCGCAAAAACCTCCCCAATATGCCGCCGGCGGAAAGCTGGGAGGCCGCAGCCATGCCGATGGAGGCAATGCGGTAATAGATGGCAGTGGCCGCAAAATAGCCGAGGTGGAAGCCGGTGAGGGTATTGTAAACAAACGGACCATGGCCGACCGCCGGCAGTACAGCGTAAGCGGTACCCCCAGCCAGATCATCAGCCGGCTAAATGGTATGTATGGCACCAGTTGGGAGGGCGGCGCTGTATTAAACCCTGCCTGGAAAAGCTACAGCCCGCAGCCAATGAATTTTTCGGCCATGCGGCGGGTATATGCTGCCGGCGGGCCATTTACCAGCGGAAATGGCGCCAACGAAGCCGCCGACAATAGCGTAAATGAAAATATGCTGATGGTATTATCGAATTTGCAAGGCACACTGGCTTCAATTCAGCAATACGGCATCATGGCAGATGTATCCCTTACCCGGCTGGAAGAGCAGGAGGCCCGCCTTGCTGCCATCCGCAGAGATGCTACTATGAGCTGATTTTTGTAGATTTACAGTCCTAAACTTTGATCTATGAAATATTTAATGCTATTAATTGCTTCTTTTTATTTACTACCTGCATTTTCTCAAAAATCAAAAGTGTATGTTTCTGTTACCGGAGCAGTTTATGCTGTAGAAAATACTGAGTTAAAAGCAGGAGCTAATGCTGGTGTAGGATATTTGATTGATGATAAATTTGGAGCAGGTATTACCGCTGATGTATGGCCGGGGGAAGATAATAGTACCTATGGGGTAATAGCCGCAGATTTCAGGTACTTGTTTACCGGTATCAGTAAAACTGTAACACCGTTTATAACAGCCCAGCCCGGGAGTGTTATATACAACAGAACTTTTAAAGTGCTTAACCAGGAAGTAACTCAAAGGGGCTCTTTTTCTTTTAATGCTATGGCAGGAGTAATGCACAGACCGCAAAAAGGTATTGGTATTACTTTTTCAGTAGGCTACTCTACCATTGGCTTTACTGTAAAAGATACAGAAAGCAGGAGTAATGGATTCAGGGCTAACGTTGGAATAATCTTTTAAATGTACAACCCCGACAATAACCTGCTGGTACAAATAATTAAGGCCATATACTACGGCCTTCGCTGGCTGTTTTTCCGCCGGTAAAAACATTCACTTTATTCAGCCCAAAACATTCAGGTGCCATACCTGAATGTTTTTTTATGGGCCGGTTCTTGTCCTTTTTATCCCTGCATATAGTTAGCAAATTTGGGTATGGAAGAAACCATACTCCGCAGTGAAGTATTGAAACTGGCCGATGAGGGGGATCCCTTTGATATGGTATTTGTAACCTGCGACCGCCGCCGGGGTACCGGTGGTGAGCTGGTTACAGTAAGGCAATGGCAAAAAGTAAGCGGCGGCGATGTGGTAACCAAAGTGCCCGGCCAGCTTCGCAAAACGATGAAGGCTATTGTAAAAAACCCCAATCACTGGGTAAATAAAACCCTGAATATTCATAATCCTAATAACAGGGCGCTGCACCCGTACAAAGTGCATTTTCGCCTGATCCAATTTTTTAACGGTAAACGGGTAATCAATGGGTAAACTTAATCACCTGGTGTATAAAACAAAAAGCGCCACTGCATTTATAGACATGGCCGCTGCACCTGGTGCCAGCGATAATTTTAACGCACCGGCCAGAAAGCCACAATCGGTAATACCGCCGGAGAAATTTGAATTTTTGCCCTGGGCAGTTTGGGGCGATGATAATATGCTGCCGAAGCAAATGGTGCGGGATATAAAAACCTGCGGCATACTGAACACAATCATCAATGCAGGTGCCCGGTTTGGCCTCGGCGAAGGGCTCGACCCGATCATTATTAAAAAAGATGGCGCCAAAAAGAGTATTGAAAAGTATGTGGATGACATAGAGATCACCAGCTTTTTGGAAGATAATAATGCCAACATACACAACTTTGGCTGGATGCAGGATATGCTGGGCCTTGGCAATGCAGTAGGCCGGTTTATGCTGAGTAAAGACGGTACTAAAATTGTACGCTTCCAGCGGGATGATGTAAGCGAAATCCGTTTTGAGAAGAAAGATAAAAGCGGCCGCATTAACCATGTGTATTACTGCTCAGAGTGGGAAAAGGCGGTAGCGGAAAAAGACGAAAGAGTATTTAAAGTGCCGCTGCTGGATATGACTAACCCTGTGGAGGATTTGAAAGAAAAAGCCGGCCGTGGCATATTTGAGCATGCTTTTGCCTTCCGGTACCCTACATGGGCAGATCATTATTATTCTAACCCGCTGTGGTATGCGCAGTACAAATGGGTGAAGATAGCGCAGGGTGTGCCGGAAATGAAAGCGGCTATGTTTGAGAATAACATGCGGCTGAAATACATTGTCACCATTTTTGAAGAATACTGGGAGAATGCTTACGAGGACTGGAATGATATTGATGATCAGGAAAAAGAAACCCGCCGCAACGAACTATACGATCAGATAGACCAGTACCTTACGGGTGCCAAAAACAGCCATAAAAGTTTATTTATCGATGGCAAATTTTCTATGGATGGCAAGCCGCAATCCTTTATTGATGTAAAGCNNGCTGCTGCCGGATAGCGCTGCGGCTAATAGCGAAATAGCTTTTGCCATGCTTTTTAACCTGGCCATAGTAGGTGGCAACCAGGCCAGCGGCTTGTATGAAAGCAGCCAGGGCGGTAGTAATGTGCGGGAAAGCATACTGATGCAGATTATCATCCGGGAGCTGGAAAGAATGTATGTGCGCAAAGTGTACAATATCATCAAAAGATATAACGGGTGGGATGTAAGGCACCCCGGGCTCGAATTTGTAATACCCGCCACGGTGCTTACCACACTGGATACGGGCGGCAGCAGTAAACCGGTGATGACCGGAGGAGTAGAACCTAAAAAACAAGACAATGGCACTGATACGGACAGTAAATGAAGCCAAGGCAGCGCTGCCAAGGGTATTAAGCAACCTGGGAAGCTCGGCCAACCTGCCGGACTTTGCGGCGGCAGAAAGTAAGTACCTGGTGCCGCTGATCGGCTTTTCTCAATATGAAACCATTGACGGTAAGATAAATGCAGACCCTGCCGAAGAATTGACGGAAGCAGAAGAAACCCTGCTGCCTTACCTGAGAAGGGTGTCTGCTTTTTTTGCTTACCTGGATGATATGGGTACGGACAATGCCAAGATAACGGACAGCGGCATCCGCAGTACCGAAAGCTCTAATATGCCCCGTGTATTTGGCTGGCAGTATAAAGAGCTGAAGAATACCCTGCAGGCAAAAGCATTTGATGCGGTGGAAGTGCTGCTTCGGTTTTTGTTTGAGCATAAACAAGATTACCTGCCCTGGTACAGCAGCGATGAATATGCTGCTATCAATAACCTGCTGATAAAGACAGGAACTGATTTTGATACTCATTACAAACTTTTTCAGCCTAACCGTACTTTTTATTCAATCAAAACCCTGCTGGATGAAGTGCAGGAAGATTATATGAAACCGGCACTGGGTGAGGATTTGCTTAACTTCTTTGTACAGGCTGATGGGCTGAATGATGATGAAAAAAAGATATTGAAGCTGCTAAAAAAATCCGCTGCTTACCTCACTATTAAAAAAGCCTGTGAGCATTACAGTGTGCGGTTTGATATGAACGGCTTCACCATTACAACAGGTGATGCTGAGAATATTGAAACGGCCGGCAGAAGCAATGCAGACATCCCGATGTTTGAGTTAAAAATAAAAGCCTGCCAGGATGATGGGGTTACCTACTTTGTAAAGGCGAAAAAGGCAATGGCTGCTTACCGCCTTAATAGCGGATCGGCAGTATTTAACAGCGGTTATGATGATGGCCCTATGGCTGACTATGATAGTACTGCCACGGTAAGAAACAGAAAGAATGATGAACGTAAAGGATTCCGGTTTTAAGCATGAAAATAGTTGAGATAAATAAAAGATTGTATGCGGTGCCTGAAACCTGGAATGAACTGACGGGTAAGCAACTGGTGCAGGTGATGAAGGTGCTTTATACAGATGATAATGCAGATACGGCTTTATTGTCTATGCTTCGCATTATTACGGGTATGAGCTGGTGGCGCTGGTGCCGTGTGCCGGTATGGGAAAAAATGGATTGCCTGTACCTGGCTTTTTTCCTGATCAGCAGTAATACGCTTACTAAAAATGTATTGCCGGAGTACCGTGGTTTTTACGGCCCGGCTGATGATTTTAATAATATAAAGGGTGATGAGTTTGTTTTCTCCGAAGAGTATTACTTTAAATCATTCACCCAGCAGGAAGAGGGTGGTGACAGGGTGTTTAACACAGAATACCTGGATGAACTGGTAGCCGTATTGTACAGGGAAAAGAAACAGGGCTATGATGTAAAAAGAAACCCGGATGGAGATGTGCGCATCTTGTTTAATCAAAATATCTGCTCGTACAATGCGAAAATGATTATAAGCCAGTGGCCGATGGAGGCAAAGATGGCTGTGTTTACATGGTACGAAGTATGCCGTAAGGAAATGATAGAGCAGAATCCTGAAATATTTGGCGGTGGCAGCGGTGAGCCTGCCCGGTATGGATTGATAAGTGTGATGCGGGTAATAGCAGAGGGTGGCATACATGGCACATTTGAAGATGTGCAGCGGATGGAGGTAAAAATGTGGATGGTGGAACTCAATGAAAAAGCAGAGGAGGCAAAGCGTAACGAACAAAATAATTCCTGATGGATGGATTTCAATTTAAAGACTTTGAAGATTACCTGGAGCAGCTATGCCGGGAGCATACAGATGTGGGGCATGAGGTGGATGGGAAAATTTGCTTTAGCCGCCTGCGCAGCCAGGAGGAGGTAAACCAGATAACTATTAATGCCGGCCGCAATATTGTGCTGCTGGGCCGCTTTAATGGCCGGGCTTATGGTGAAAGCCAGGAGGCGGGTATGAGGCAGTTTGCAGTGATCCGCTTTGCCAGCTATGCCGATGTAGGCGATGAGGCCAATATTGACACGGCTATTGATACGTCATGGGCCATTATGATGGATTTTATTGCAAAATTCAGGCGGGATTATAAGGATGATGATTGCGGACCATTGGGCAATGTAGAGTTTGAAAATATGAGCTGGAATGAGATCGATGAACCTATTTACCTGGAAAACCATTACGGCTGGGATCTCAGCTTCCCCTTCCGTAGTACACAACCCGGCTATGATGCTGATAAATGGATATAACGTATGGCAATAACCGTAAATAAACGACCTTATGAAAGATGCTGGACGGGTAACCCCATCCACTATCTGCTTTATTCGGCAGCCGCCGAAGCTGACCCTACTATTTACTTTGAAGTACGGATAAAGTTTAAGCGGCAGGATGAAGCGGCCTACAGTACCATTCTTACGCTGCCATTTACCCCCGTAAGCGGATCTGCCAAAATTGATATCCAGGATATAATTGATGGCCTGCTGGAGCATGAGTTGCCTTATTTGCCAACTTCCTCCTCATGGCCATCACCTAATTTTTCTACAAAAGCCACAGGGCATTGCTATATTGAATTTAGGGAGATAACTACCGCCGAGCCTGACCCTGAGTGGGATGACACAGAAAGCGCAGAGGAGATTTTTTGCATAAAGGGAGGTATCAGTTTTGAAAAATGGAGGGGTGATAATTACTGGGTGAATTATTTTGATGTAAGCAAGCCTTTTTTAACCTGGCGGGAAAGCGGAAGGCTGTATGCAGCCGATGAACTGGTATGGCTTAGCTGGCTTAACCTGACCGATACCGATCTTAGTTACATTAAAATAAGGCGCACTGTTACGTTTACAGACGGCAGTACAGATGTGGATGATATTGATTGCCCCTGCCCGGAAAATCAAATTGCATATATCCCTTGTGGTTATGAGCAGTTGCAATTGGGCGATATTGATAATACCAAGACAGTGTGGTACTGGGATGTGCAGCTTGTAAAAGTGAGTACTAACCCTACAGAGCCGCTCTCCTTATCTTACCGGTTTGAGCTGGATAATCGTAATGATTATAATGCTACTTACCTGCATTACCGCAACAGCCTGGGTGGTATTGATAGTTTGCGCATTCGTGGGGTAATAGAATTTACCAGCCAGCGGGAATTTACCCAGATAGAAAGAATTGTACTGCATGACTACTTTAGCGGTCACTATGTAGACGGAAGGATACAGGCTGATAACAGCAATGAGATACTGGTGTATAAAGGTGATATCGGCCATTTGGGTAAAGAAGAGCAGGACCGGCTGCGGGATATTCATCTGAAGCGGGAAGTGTGGTGGGCCCGGCAGGAAAAGTGGTTGCCGGTGATGGTGCTTACAAGTACACAACGGCTGCGGCTTAGTACGGATAAGCTTTTTACCATGCCGGTTGAGTTTTGTATTGCCAGCGGTGGTAATTACTATTATACCCCTGACAATATCAACCTGCAGGAAGAAAGTACAGTTACCACCACCCCTTGTACGGCGGTTATTGGCAGCCTTGGCTCTTCTTATACTGCCGGTGTAGGCTGGACTATCAACTGGAGCCTGGTAAGCGGAACCCCTAATAAATACCAAATAAGTACACCGGGTGTAAGCGGTGGTGCGCCGGGAGAAACTACGGGCACCAGTTACCTCTTCCCCTGGCTGCCGGTGGGTGATAATGTAATAACGGTACGTCCTATTTGCTTAATTGGCGGTGTGTACTATGCCGGTACCGCACAAACGATAACTGTTACGGTGGCCGCAGCATGTGTGGCAGTGGGCATCAGCGGCAGCCCTATTTACCTGCCGGATGCGGTGGAGGATGTGCCGTATAACTATGTGCTGAATTTGACCGGTACGGCGCCATTTGCCCTGGCTAATATTGTAAAGCCGGCATGGATGAGTATTGCTGTAAATGGCAGTACGGTAGAGATAACCGGCACACCGGCCACCGGTGATATCGGTGCCGGTATTACGGTTTCTTTTGATATAGAAAATTGCAGCGGCGGCAGCAGTGTAAGCTATAGTGATACCATCAGCGTATTATCAGCGGCGGGTAATGGTGATTTTGTAATTACCAATGATGCTACGGGTATGAATTTTATAAAAAATGTGCTGCCGCATAGCCCTGCATTTTATACCATCAGCACAGGCACATTGCCAACCCTGGCCGGCACTGCCGCAACGGGTGTGCTGGTAAGCGCCATTGCCACTGCTATTAGTGTATTTGTAATTATCAGCGACCCCGGTTATGCTATTGAGTTGTATAAAAACGGGGTGCTGCAGCAGCAAATAGATGTACCCGGAAGCGGTACATATTCTTTTGACCCGGTAAGCTTTGCCGTAACTGATGATATGGAAATTAAACTCGTTTTTGCCTAATGCTTGGAATAGAGATACAAGGTGAATTTTTGGACCTGCCGCCTGATACTGTAATGCAGTTGGAAAACGAAAACCCGTTTTTGCAATTTGATGATCAGTTGCTGGGGGAGTATTCTTTGCCGTTTACGGCGCTGCCTACAGCTAAGAATAACCGCTTACTCGGCTATGCCGCCATTGGGCAAACAAGGGTGGATAATACGGCGGTGGATGCACTGCTTTATGATAATGGCCTGCAGGTGGGCGGCGGCACGGTAAAAAAGGAAAAGGTGAACGTACACCTGAACCGGGCGGTGAAGGGTAATATTAGCTGCTACTACCTGAGTAAAAGCAGTGGATTTTGGCAGGCGATAAAAGATATAAAGCTCAGGGATATTGATGTTGGCGGTGACAGAAGTTTTCCGTGGGAGGGCCTAAGCACTATTACGGATGGGTTTTGGAAGCATATACACCAGGTGGCTGCCGGTGCGGTTGGCGATTATGATTATGCTTTTTTCCCGGTTATTAATTATGGATGGACGGAGGGTGAAGAAACACCCCCGCTGATGAATAAGGTGTATTATGATTCAGCGCAGGCATTCCCGGTTACGTTTCCTAATACCTATGGGGCAGAGTATAATTTCCGGATGAACCGGATAGTGCCTTTCCCTTATCTAAAGTATGTATTGGTATCTGCCTTTGAGCATGTAGGATGGACGGTGGAGGGTGATATACTGGATGATGCTGATTTTGAAAAGATCTGCATGATTAATTTCCGGGCTATTGATTACGGTTATAAAACATTTCCCGGGCCTGATTATGTGTACCGGCATCCGGTGGTATTTAACCTGCAGGACCATTTGCCGGATATTACCATCAGTAAATTCTTGATAGCCCTTAAAAACAGGTTTGGCTGGTGGTATGACTTTGACAACCAGAGTAAAAAAGTAACTATCCGCAGCCTTTCTGACCTTACTACAGGCAGCCCGGTTGATTATACCGGTTATTCTTCTCCGTTGCTGTTAAAGACAATTTTGCAAGAAAACCCTGTGTATGCACTGCGCAATGGAGATGGCCGGGGTGCCCTTAATTTAAGCGGCGGTGACCTGCAGGCTGATGTAGACAAAAAAACAGATCTGCCGGCAGCTTCAGAGGCACAATATGGCCATGTGCGATTGGTTATTGAGGAGAACAATTACTATGTATGCCAGCAAAATGAGGATACCGAAGCATGGGAATGGGTGCTTCTGGATTATAATATTTATGATTATGAGCCGGATAATGCTACGGATGATATTACCACAGATGCTTTGATAGCAGGTAATGAGTATTTTGATGAATACTTAGATTTTATACCGAGGATCGACAATATGGGTGTATCTAATTTCCCCAATGAGGAGGACGTTACATGGGGTATTCACTTAGTCTTTTACTACGGACAAAGGGACAATAAATCCGGTGATCCGGTGCCCTATGCCAGCCACCATATATATGATAGCCAGGGATATACTTTGGCGGCATGGAGCCTGGCATTTAAGGCTAAAAAAACAGATGATACGGAGGTGGGCCTGTACGATGTGTATTGGAAAGATTTTTTGGATATGCTAAATAGCCCGGAGGAGGTAGAGCATACTCTTTATTTACCGCTTCATAAGTATTTACAACTACGCTTTAGCGATAGAATAGTGGTGGATGGCATCGAATTATTCATCAAACAGATAAAAAGCCAGGTACCCTATAAAGGTGAGGTACAATGCGTAAGCATAAGGGTTTGAGCCGTCTTGTCCTTTTTTGCAAAATTTTATCTAACGAATTTAGATAAATGGACGATATTCGAGAATGGCTAAGGGGCCGAAGGGATTATGCCACCGGCGCCAGGTTATACCTGATACATGGTAGTGATCATAAGCTAAGAAGGGTTTTTTCGGAGCCTGAAAGTGAGTGGAAGCTAAAGAAGCTGGTGGAAGTGCTAACCGAAATGGTTACCCGAAAAAAGGCCATCACCGTTAAGGTAGAAGAAACTAAGGCTAAGGCGCTGGATGCTGTTTCTGTAGCTAACAGAAGGTGGCCGGATACAATGGATGAAACCGTAAAGGCCCTGCATGCTAAATGGCTTCCATTGTTTGCGGAGATGAATAACCTGATGGCCCGTATTTATGATACGGCAAAAGCCGGTATATCGGATGCGGTTATGAAATGGGAGGCAGGCATTATGGCTCATCGTATTTGTGACCTGGATGATGAATGTGATGCTATTTATGCCCAGCGTGACCACTATCTTAAATTTGGAAAACTACCCGAAGAGAAGAAGCCAATGGAATTGGTGGTGGATCCTATGAAAATGCCACTTGCCCTTTCAAATGCAAGGCGATATGTGGCTGATTACCGTAATAAATTGAAGAAGGAGCCGGGCAATGTAAAGGCGGCTGTAAAGCTTAAAAAGTATGAATGGGCTGTGGCCGAGTATTGCCGTATTTTAAAAATTGACGTATGATAGATGAAAGGAAGCCAGGAAGGTATATGCCGAGAAAACGGCCGGCGATGGTTGCCATCAGAAAGTTTATGGTGGATGGTGATATAAAGCTGCATGTAGAAGAAGAAGCTACTTTGAACCGGTGGATATATTGTGATGCCTTGTTAAAGTCGAAGGAAAAAAACGAGGATGAAATAATAAAGGATTTGTGTGAAAAGTTTAATACTACTTCTTTCACAGCCCGGCAGGATATCGTAAATACTCAAAAGCTTTTTGCCGATGCCCGCAAGCTGAATAAGAAGTACCTCATACATCTTCACCTCCAAAGAATTGATGAAGATATTCAGAAGCTGAGAAAGTCTTTTTTTCAAGAAGTAACATTTAATGGCAAACCCACACAAAAAGTTCCTGATGCAAAGGAGCTGGCGGCTTATGCTAAACTGATGGAGGCTTATACTTATACGCTAAATTCTATACCAGAGGATGCTCAGTCAGATAAATTGCCGCCACCTATTTTCCAGTTTGTACTGGCCCCCGGGCAGGTAATTGAAAAGCCTTTGAATATCGAAGATGCGCTAAGTAAAGCTGATTCTATCTTATTAAAAGAAACACCGGAAGGGGTTTATATACAGGAGGAAGAAGAAGATGCCGAAAGGAATTGATTTGCCGGAAATTGAACAGCCGATAAAGGAGCTGGTGCTGCCAAAACCACATCTTTTAACCAGGTTGATTCGTGCCAATGAAACGTATATGCTGGCTGGCAGGGGTACGTTCAAAACGAGCAGGGGTATTGCCTTGTATGTGGTGGATATGGTTTATGAAATGCCCAGGAGTACAGGGGTTGGGGTGGGATTATCTTTTGAATCTTTAGGTGATAATACAATACCGCCTCTTTTACATGCCCTTGAAGAATTCGGTTTAATAAACGGTGAGCATTATGTAATTGGAAAGCGGCCTCCAAAAGATTGGCCAAGGCCATACGGAGGAATTTTGAATGACAAGTATGATCATGTAATGAGCTGGCATAACGGCACCTGTATTTACCTGGTAAGTTTAAAGAGAAAAGGCAGCGCTAATGGTATAAGTGCGCAATGGGGTTTTTTTGACGAGGTAAAGTTTATGGATGAGAAAGAATTGATGGATGAGATATTTCCAATATTCCGGGGTAATGAGCAGACAAAAAAGATTTTTTCAGCATCCGGCGGCTATCTTAGTAAATTTTTTGCTACTGATAAAAAGGCAGACCCGGTAAAGATTAAATGGCTTCTCAATAAGCGCAAAAGGGTTAATGAGGAGTTGGTTAATATTGTGGTTACGCTGCAGTTGCATTTGAATGAATTAAAGACCAGGTATAAAACAGCCGGTGTTAATAACCGGCAGGTGATGCGAAAGCAGATTTATGAAATAGAACAAAAGTTATCCAGGCTAAGGCAGAATATGGTATATGTGGCAGAGGTATCCGCTTATGATGTATTGTATGCGCATGGTGAAAATTGGCTCAATGATAAGCGAAGAAATAGTAAGCAGCATGAGTTTGAGATAACCTATGAAAACAAAGACCCGGATAAGCCCGGTGAAAGCTTTTATCCTGACTTTGATACGGACACCCATTGTTATGACATAGAGAACGATATTGATTTAGCAAGGCCATTTATCATTGCAACAGATTACCAGCACAGTATTGCGCCTATTACTATTGCACAACTAAGCCGGTTACCGGGTTGTGAAGATATAAGCCTAAACTATGTAGATAACTTATATGCGGTACCGGAGTTTGAGCCAGGTATGCTTAGCGAAGAAGAAAGGCTGCAGGTAATCAGCGGTGAGTTGCAGGAAGCCGTTCAATTGTTTTGTGACAGATACAGAAGCCATCCTGTAAAGAAGGTGTATTATGTGTACGATCAAACGGCAACTGGTAAGAGGGTAAATGCTGATCAGTATTTTGTTATCGTTAAAAAGATTTTGAAAAGAAATAACTGGAAGGTAATTGATGTTTATACAGCAGAGGCGCCGGAGCATTATATGAAGTACCAGGATTCGAGGCAGTGGCTTACTGGTGATTATAATGATGCCCCTGCCATACGTATCAGTAAAAGATGTACTAAGCTTATTATTAGTATTACGGGTTCTGCCGCTACCATTAAGAATGGTAAAACTCAGAAGCTGAAAACAGATGAAAGGCACTCTAATATGGACCAATCTGAAACCACTCACTTCTCAGATACATTTGATATGATCAACCATGCCGTGTTAAAGCTTAAAAGGGTAAGGGTGGTTAATACATTAGGAAAAATCGCATTAAGATAGGCAATCATATTTCTATAAAAAGCTTGTACC